AAAAACTTGGTATGGGTAAGGTCGGCCAGTTTGTTACAGGTACAGGTGCTGTAGTTGGTACTCAAAAAGCTGTTGATCAAATAGATAAAGCAGCTGGAGTAGATCCTCATCCAGATAACGTTCCGTCAAATAATCCGCAACCACCAAATCCACAACCAGCTAATAACAAATTAAAATACGACGAAGAAGTTAAGAAAATTCAAGATTACTTAGTTGCACAATACGGTAGTGCAAAAAACATATTACCTCGCTTTGGTGCAGATGGAAAACTAGGCAAAGAAACTCAAGATGCTATTGCTCGTGCTAAGAAAGACGGAAAATTAACTGCTGACGGAAAAATACCTTCTGCACCAGATCAAAGTAATGCAGAAACAGCTAGACTACAACGTCAAAATGATGCAGCTCCTTCAGCGTCAGAACCAGATCAAAGTAATGCAGAAACAGCTAGACTACAACGTCAAAATGATGCAGCTCCTTCTGGTCCAACAACGGCTACAAATGCCATGGCAGATTTAGATCCAAAAGTAGTACAAGATGCTATGAAGAAATTAGGAATAACACCTCCTAACATCACTCAAGAGCAGTTAGCAGCATTAATGGATGCTGTAGGAATTAAAGACGGAGAAGAAGTTGCAGATGCAGGTGCTGGAGCAAATGCATCAAATGCTACGGCAGATACAACCGGTGGTCCAAATATGAGTGGCGGACAAGCCGCTCCAACTGTAATGGCAGGTGATAGTGATGGCGGTCTTGTTCAAGGAACAACTAGAACAGCTGAATCGTCAGACCTAGCTCGCATACTGAAACTATCCGGCTTATATGAAGATGATGATCTTGAAGAGGATCGTATTGGCGGCGGCATGAAATTTGCAAGTTGGGTCATTGATCAAATGATAGCAAGCGGTCCAAGAGGACAACGACTAGCTAAACTTGCTAACGAACCTTTGGCATCCAAAGTTGCTAGTCCCGGTGAACTTCGTGCTGCAAGAAAAATGGCTAGCGATATTGAACGTGCAGGACAAAAAGGTACATCTGCTGCAGAGAAAGGTGTAGCCAATACAGAGAAGGGTGTAGCTAATGCAGAAAAAGGTGTAGCTAATGCAGAAAAAGGTGTAGCTAATGTAGAGAAAGGTGTAGCCGATGCAGAAAAAGTTCTTCCTAAGGTAGGAGACGAGGCTGTTTCTAAATTAACAGCAGATGCTGCTAAGGGAGAAGGATTACTTTATCAAGTTGGAAAATTAGGCGGACGTTTTGTAAGATTTATTAAGAACAATAAATTCTTAACTCTACTAGCCTTGTTGGCAGCATATGGAATTTACAAAATTGTGACAACGGACAAACCAGTCGAACCGCAACCAGGACCAGGACCAGGACCAGGACCAGCACCTGGGCCAGCGCCAGTTCAACCGCAAGTAGATCCAAAAGAAGAAGAACGCAAACGTCAACTTTTAGATCTTGAAAAACTTCTTGCTCAATTATATGGTGGTTGGCCAACTGATCCAGAAACAGCTGAAACAATTAAGGCGGCTGTTGCAGCTGGTGCCAAGGCGCCAGAAGGATTTAAAGAAGGCGGCGTTCAACCTCAACCAGCGGCTACAGCAGGTGGTGATTCAAATGCTAGAGTTTTTGGTAGAGCCGGTGTTAGTGCAAGTGCTGAAGATCTAGCAAAAAAATCAGCTGCAACACCAACATATCCAGGTCAAGGTGTTCGAAGATAACATTTTTAAGCTCATAAAAACGGCAAATTTATTTTGCCGTTTTTTGTCTTTGAGCTTGCATTACTAAGATAACTAATATATAATAGGCATTATTACTAGGAGATTTACATGGCTGGACGCAACTATGGCGCAGAAGAAAAGGCAAAATTGGAACGACTAATTAGCGAAGGTTCCACAGTATTACGTGAAATTGAAGATTTACAAGAAGGCCTAAAAGAAACTGTTAAAGCAGTTGCTGAAGAATTACAAGTAAAACCCAGTGTCATTAACAAAGCAATTAAAATCGCACACAAAGGCGATTGGCAGGCTTACAATGAAGATTGGGAAGAAATTGAAGCTATTTTGGATATTACAAAACGTATCTAAGTATAGTATAATATATGGGTGCGGCAGGCCATAATCTGCCATATTAGGTATTTGCGAGCCGTAAATCGCATGGAGAGAAAAATTTATGTCTTATGTAGACGCTTGGTTTGACCGCGATAATGATATTATTCGTGTTGTTGAACGCAACAAAAAAGGCGAAAGAGAATTTAGAGATATTCCAGTTCGTCACACATTATATGTTAAAGACCCTAAGGGCAAACATATTTCAATCTACGGCGAAGCAGTAAGCCGTATCGTTTGTAAAAATACAAAAGAACTACGTAAAGAAATGGCCATTAATAGTGGCAAAACTCTATACGAAGCAGACATCAATCCAATCTTTGTTACACTAAGTGAAAATTATCTCAATCAAGATGCGCCTAAACTAAATGCTGCATTTTTCGATATTGAGGTAGACTTTGACCCCGAGCGTGGTTACGCAAGTCCAGATGATGCTTTCATGCCAATCACTGCTATTGCAGTTCACCTACAATGGTTAGACACTATGGTATGTTTGGCTATTCCGCCAAAAGGTGTTAGCATGGAAGATGCTAAGGAAATGGTTAAAGACTTTCCAAACACAATGTTGTTTGACAACGAAGCGGATTTGCTCATAGCATTTTTAGACCTAATACAAGAAGCAGATGTATTATCAGGTTGGAACAGTGAAGGCTTTGATATTCCATATACTGTTAATCGTGTTACCAAAGTCCTTAGCAAAGAAGATACAAGACGTTTTTGTTTGTTTGATCAATTTCCTCGTAAACGTGAATATGAAAAATTTGGTCGTACTGCTACAACTTATGACTTAATCGGTCGTGTTCACGTAGACTATCTTGAACTTTATAGAAAGTACACATATGAAGAAAGACACTCCTATCGATTGGATGCCATCGCGGAATACGAACTTGGCGAAAGAAAGACTCAATATGAAGGAACTTTGGACCAACTCTACAACAACGATTTTAAAACGTTCGTCGAATACAACAGACAAGACTGTGCGCTATTGGACAGACTTGATAAGAAACTAAAGTTCTTAGACCTAGCCAACACACTGGCACACGAAAACACAGTATTGTTACAAACAACAATGGGTGCTGTTGCTGTGACAGAACAGGCCATTATTAACGAAGCACATCGTAGAGGATTTGTTGTACCAAATCGTCCAAAGATGAGCGAACGTGAAGATACTGCGGCCGCCGGTGCTTACGTTGCATATCCTAAAGAAGGTATTCAAGACTGGGTAGGATCATTAGATATTAACAGTCTTTATCCAAGTGCCATTCGTGCGCTTAACATGGGTCCTGAAACTATTGTTGGTCAGCTACGTCAAACACTGACTGAAGATTTCTTGCAAAACCAAATGGCAAAAGGCAAGAGCTTTGCGGCAGCGTGGGAAGGTGTATTTGGATCATTAGAGTACACAGCAGTAATGAATCAAGAAATTGGAACTGACATTACCATTGACTGGGAAGATGGAACTAGTGATGTTGTTAGTGCCGCCGAAGTCTATAGATTGATTTTTGAAAGCAATCAGCCCTGGATGCTTTCAGCAAATGGCACTATCTTCACTTATGAAAAGGAAGGAATTATTCCAGGGCTACTAAAACGTTGGTATGCAGAACGTAAAGAAATGCAGGCCAAGTTAAAGGAGGCTATAAATGCTGGTAACAAAATTGAAGAAGAGTATTGGGACAAGAGACAGTTGGTCAAGAAGATTAACCTTAACTCGCTCTATGGCGCCATTCTTAATCCTGGCTGTCGCTTTTTTGATAAACGTATCGGCCAATCTACAACTCTTACAGGGCGACAGATCGCAAAGCATATGGCTGGAAAAGTCAATGAGATTGTTGCGGGAGAATATAACCACGTGGGTAAAGCAATCATCTACGGAGACACCGATTCCTGTTATTTCTCTGCTTATAAGACCCTAAAGAAAGAAATTGATGCAGGTCATATACCTTGGACTAAAGAAACTGTAGTTCAACTCTATGACCAAATCGGCGAAGAAGTAAACACAACATTTCCACAGTTTATGTTAGATGCATTTCATGTACCAAAAACACGTGGTGAAGTTATTAAAGCAGGCCGTGAAATTGTTGGTTCTAAGAGTTTGTTTATTACTAAGAAGCGTTATGCTGTTCTTTACTATGACAAAGAAGGCAAACGTGCAGACGTCGATGGCAAACCAGGCAAGATTAAGGCCATGGGTCTAGATCTTAAACGTAGTGATACACCTGAATTTATTCAAAACTTCTTAAGCGATGTCCTTGAAATGGTGTTAACTGGTGCTACAGAAGAACAAGTATTAGAACACATTACACATTTCCGTACAGCGTTTAAAGCTCGTCCTGGTTGGGAAAAAGGAAGTCCTAAGAGAGCAAATAACATTACTGAATATGAAGCTAAAGAAAAGAAAGCTGGTAAAGCCAATATGCCAGGACATGTCCGTGCAAGTATCAATTGGAATACTTTGAAGCGTATGTACAACGACAAGTACTCGATGAATATTACAGACGGTGCTAAAGTTATTGTATGTAAACTAAAACAAAATCCTTTAGGATTTACTAGTGTTGCATATCCAGTAGATGAATTGCGTTTGCCACAGTGGTTCAAAGATTTACCTTTTGACCATGATGAAATGGAAGCAACTATTATTGATAACAAACTATCCAACCTTATTGGCGTATTGAACTGGGATATTAAATCAACTGAGGAGAAGAACACGTTTAACAGCCTGTTCGAATTTTAATATGAAATTTATAATTGCTGGTTACGGATTTGTTGGTAAAGCAGTTGCTAATGCATTAAAAGATCAGCACGAAATTGTTATACACGATCCGCAGTATACAGATTTTAAAATTATTGATCACCACGATGCAGATGGCATCATTGTATGTGTTCCTACTCCTACAACAGAATATGGAATTTGCGATGCCAGCATAATAGCCGAAGTATTAGATTATGTCCCGGTGTTTATGCCTATTCTTATTAAGAGTACCGTGACACCTGGTATTGTAGAAGGCTTCAAAGAAATATATCCAGATCATAGTATTTGTTACAGTCCAGAATTCCTAAGAGCCAATACAGCTGACAAAGATTTCTTAAATCAAAAATATGTTGTAATAGGTGGAGAGGATCCAGAATGTTTCTGGCAGGATCTATTTCAAAATACATTGCCAAACTGTAAAATGATTTTAAACTGTACCGAAGAAGAGGCTTGTTTAGTCAAGTATAGTGTAAACAGTTTTTTAGCATTAAAAGCCAGCTTCTTCAATCAAGTCTATGACTTATGCGAAAAGACAGGCATGTCTTTTGAAACAGTTAGACATATTATATCACAAGATAATAGAATTGGTTCAGGGCATACACTAGTACCTGGTCCAGATGGATACCGTGGCTGGGGAGGACATTGTTTTCCTAAAGACACACAAGCATTTATTCGATGGGCTAACACTATAGGTGCGCCAATTAGTTTGGTTGAATCAGCAGTCGAATATAACAAAAAAGTAAGAAATGAGCCTTGACTTTTACAAAAAACCTAAATATAATCACTAAACATGGAGAATCATATGAAAGATATTTTACAAGACTTGGTAGCACACACTCATAGCCTAGGATTTATTCCTTTGGTTAAAGTTAGTTCTACTGAACAAGCTACTGAAATCGAAGCTATGGCTGAAGACCGTTCAGTTATTGTTAATGCAAAAACAAAAACACCAGTCGATGAATTTACAGGTGTGTTTGGTATGCCAAACCTAAATAAACTAGACATTCATCTTAAGTGTCCGGAATATAAAGAAAACGCTAAGATTAGTGTTACTAAAGCACAGCGTAACGGAGAAGAAATTCCTACAGGCTTACACTTTGAAAATAAAGACGGTGACTTTGAAAACGACTATCGTTTTATGAATACAGAAATTATTAACGAAAAACTAAAGTCAGTTAAGTTTAAAGGTGCTAAATGGGATATTGAATTTGAGCCAAGTGTTGCATCAATTCAACGTTTGAAGTTTCAAGCAAACGCACACAGCGAAGAAAGTGTGTTCCAAGTTAAAAGCGAAAACGATAATCTAGTATTCAGTTTTGGTGATGCAAGTACACACGCAGGAGAGTTTGTTTTCCAATCAGGAGTTACTGGTAAACTAAAGCAAACTTGGTCGTGGCCGGTTGTACAAGTTATGAGTATTCTTAATTTGTCTGGAAACATTACTATGAAAATTGCGGATGTTGGCGCAATGATGATTACTGTAGACAGCGGTGTTGCTGTTTACGATTACATTTTACCAGCACAGAGCAAATAATATGAATACTACTCAAATAATTTCTGCTAATCTAGCCTTTTTAGTGCTAATCTATGTAGTGTATAGTCGAACTGGTTGGACTAAAGTAAAAGAGTGTTATGGCATGTGGTTTACTAGAGAATACTGGACAGACTATAATACTGTGGAATTCATTAGTTGGGCGGCAAAGGCTGTTATTATTATTCCAGGATTAATTTTTGGAATCAGTCTTTGGTACTTATATTTTTTAACTTTAGCAACTAGTTTAGCACTTATATGGGCTAGTAATAAAAAGTTTTTACCTACACTAGTTGGGTTTAATACTATTTGGACTTGGATTAGTTGCATGGTATTGGCACAACACTTACTAAAATGAAACTGCCTAAATTATTTAGATGGACAGAATTTGAAACTATTCCCGAAGGAATAATGGCTCACGAAATTAAGGATGAGAAGATACGATTAGAAATTGCAGCCAACTATAATAAACTATACAGGCCACCAATGACTCCGTTCACTCATCCAGAAAAATACGATCCTCTTAATCCTCCAACAGGTTGGGCATACGATCCGTATTATGAATGTTGGATACAGCGAGATGAATAAAAATTTAACGGCGGCACAAAACGACTATGCATACTTTTTGCCAGCAACAAGTGGCTTCTATGCTACTTTTATCGGCAAACAGCGTTATGGCAATTATGTTGATCCAGCACGTATACCTGCTGTATGGAAAAATGGTGTTGAAAGTTTAAATTATCTAGATCCTGACAAAGGATTATTTTACTACGATCATTGTTTGTATAGCGCAGGACATGCAAATCTAGACCTAAACAAACAAGACGACGGCGAGGATATGTTCCGTAATCGCAATCGTAATACTAGTTGGGTACTAGGTGATTCAGGCGGCTTCCAAATTGGTAAAGGTGTGTGGGAAGGGGACTGGAAAAATCCTAACTGTCCTAAAGCACAAAAGAAACGTGAACAAGTTCTCAAGTGGATGGATGCACTTATGGACTATGGTATGTGTCTCGATATCCCGGCATGGGTTGCTCGTAGTCCTGCTGGTCAAAAAGCTACAGGCATTACAACATACGCAGAAGCAGTTCAAGGTACTTATATTAACAATGATTGGTTTGTAAACAATCGCAATGGTAATTGTAAATTCTTAAATGTTCTCCAAGGTGAAAATCATACTGATGCAGACGATTGGTATGATAGAATGAAAAAATATTGCGATCCTAAAGTCTATGGTGACCGTGCATTTAACGGTTGGGCTATGGGCGGACAGAATATGTGCGATGTACACTTAGTCTTAAAACGACTAGTGGCACTGAGATTTGATGGACTATTAGAAAAAGGCCAGCAAGACTGGATGCATTTCTTAGGTACATCAAAATTAGAGTGGGCACTATTGCTCACAGACATTCAACGTGCTGTAAGGAAATATCATAATGAAAACTTTACCATCTCTTTTGATTGCGCCTCACCGTTCCTCGCAACTGCAAACGGACAAATCTATGTCCAAACAGAAATCGAAGACAGGAAAAAATGGCTCTACAGAATGTTGCCGTCTATTGATGACAAAAAATATGCAACAGACACAAGGCTCTTCCAAGACGCAGTAATTCAGGATAACTTTTTCCAGTCATTTACAACTAGCCCTGTTATGGACGGTGTTCCTATTAAGGATATTTGTATATACAAACCTGGCGACCTAAATAAGATAGGCAAAGAAGGTAAAACATCGTGGGATAGTTTCAGTTATGCTATTATGATGGGTCATAATGTATGGCAACATATCAATAGCGTACAAGAAGCTAATCGTCAATACGATGCAGGCTTATGTCCAAACATGTTAGTTGAAGAACGTTTCCAAAGAACCTACTTCAAAGATGTAATTGAAGCTGTGTTTGCAACTTCTAACAGAGGCGATGCAGAAGCCATTATTGACGAATTTGACAGATTTTGGCAAGCAATACCTGGAACTAGGGGTGCTGTTGGTAAGAAAACGGTTAATGCTAGTACCAAATACTTCGAATTGTTTGACGAAGTAGAAGAAGATAGTGTACAATCACATGACGACGGTGAATTCACCGACGAGGAAGAATCCAAATTAGACCAGCTAGAATTACAGGTAAAAGAATGACACTACCAGACGAACGTTATCGTGCCGTTATACAGACTCGCAGATTTTTGTTAGACTTGTGCAATCCACAGCATACACCAAGAGTTCCTAAAATTATTAGAGAACATGCTCATTCTATGCTACGACACTACCCTAGTGACTGGGATATGACTCGTGCCGCAGAAGGTGCGCCCGATGTGTTTCAAGAACGTATGGAAGCAGTTACAAGACTAATGGCTCAATATGAACAATCAAAAAAGGAAAAAATATGAGAAGTTTAGTTGTTGGAATGGGTTTTGGCCAATTGTACAAATCCATTTTATTAAAACTCAACCACGAAGTTATAACGGTTGACGGGGATATATCAAAAGGTGCCGACTTCCCAACTATTGAATCGGCTATTTTTTCTTATGGTAGATTTGATACTGTAAACATTTGTACTCCAAATTGTACTCACTTGGATATTGCAACTAAACTTGCCCCGTTTAGTAAAATTATTTTTGTTGAAAAACCTGGTGTTAAAGATAAAACATCGTGGCAGAGCCTGATTAACAATTTTCCAAATACTCGTTTTATCATGGTTAAAAATAACATGTGGCGAGATAACATATCTGAACTACAAACAAAAGCACAGTCTGCAAAATCGATTAAAATAAACTGGATTAACAAAGATCGAGTTCCAAATCCAGGTAGTTGGTTTACTAATAAAACATTAGCATATGGAGGAGTGAGCCGAGATTTAATGCCACACTTACTAAGCCTGTATGTTGCATTAAATCCTAATTGGCGAACAGATATGCTAAATGGCTATAGTTCCATGACTCGATGGAGTTTAGAAGATATTGCAAATACTAATTACGGAACTGTAAATGTTGACGGCGTTTATGATGTAGATGACAAGTGTCATTTTTCTTTTGCTAGTAAATGGAATCTTGAAGCAGATTGGCGTAGAATAACAGAAGAAAAAATAAACATTGAGTTTATAAATCAAGATAAATCAGTTGATATTATAGAGTTAGGACTATGTCCAGAATATGCATACGAATTAATGATTAAAGATGCGATAGGAAACGTAGATAACGATAATTTCTGGAATGAACAATTAGAGATTGATTTGTGGATTCACGAAAGAATAGAAAATATATGATAGTTCGTTGCTTACAAACATTGGGTCAAGGTCGTTTTGAAGAAGTAACATATGAACTTCCTTCATTAGGACCAACAGATATCTGCGTCCGTGCTATTATGACTGGTGTATGTCGTAGCGATATTGATATGATGCAAGGTAACTTTGGACCATTGCCTCTTAGTATGCAAGGACACGAAGGATTAGGACAAGTTGTAGACGTCGGGTCTGAAGTCACCAATGTAGAAAAGGGCAATTTTGTAGCCACTAGAGGCGAGCCAGCATACGCAGACTATTATAATGTTCGTAAAGATGAGTATGTACAAATACCAGAAGCACATCCTCGCTATATTATCGAACCTGTTGCTTGCGGAATCAACGCAGTAGATGTTGCAAATTGTTCTAAGCAAGACAAGATACTTATAATTGGAAGTGGATTTTTAGCGTGGGTAGCTTATCATACTTTAACTAAATTTAAACATTGCGAAAATGTAGATGTAGTAGGTTCTAGTAATATCGACTTATGGGGAGATATACTATTAGTTAGTACTAGTGAAAGTTACGATGTAGTTATTGACTTGTCTGGAAAATATGAACTAGGCATTGATATAAACCTAAATAATAATGCGTCGATTGTTGATGCTGTTGGCAAAGCCGTAAGTAAAGAAGAAGCCCAGCAACAACTTTGGAAGGCTTGCACTACAATCAAACCAAGTCCACGCAATTCAAATTTTCATCAATGTATGAAAGATGCAGTTTGGATGATAGAAAACGGTAAACTAGAGGTTGATAATTTTTGGACAAAAGGTTATAATAGAAACACAGAGTGGCAACAGGCATTTGCGGATGGTGTGGATCGTCCAAATGGCTACAGTAGAGGTTATATCAAATGGGATTAAACACTGAAGAACGACAAGGTGTTACATACTTTACAGGTTACGAAGTAGAGCATACTGTTGCTTATGGAATGTACACACTATTTGTAGTTGGTACACCTCCTCTAGAAGAAATACTACGTATTGCTGGAGACACACAGGCATATCTAGATGAAAGCAAACGTATTAAACAAATTTACTTTGGCACCAGTCAAAGTTTTAATCCTAAATCCATCTCACACGAAGAATATAAACGCTGGGACGAAGTCATTGTAGGTTGTCTAAAGGAAGGTTACTGGGTAGCATTAGACTTTGGTGTAGAACACATCGAAGGTGTACTGGAATCTTGTTATAATGAATATCCTAAATTTATTCCTATGATTAGTGTAAAGTTGCCCTACATTAATCAACTAAACTATAATGCAACACTTAAACTAGATGACCGTACATGGGGTGCTACAAATCCCGGTGTATGGACACATCACTTACACAGCCTAATGAGTAAAGATAAATTTACATATTGGGATCAATATACGCAAGACAAAGAAATCAAATGAAAATTAAACAAGACATTCGACCTAACAAAATGATCTGGGTAACTTTCCGCAAGGAAGGTATTCATAAATATCCTGCGGCGCTAACAGATCCTGCGTTAGCAACAGGAGACGAATATGACGTATCATTTTTGGGTTATCCTCATCGCCACATCTTTCATTTCAGGGTGTGGATCAGTGTGCAACACAATGACAGGGACATCGAATTCATCCAATTCAAACGATGGCTCGAGTCGCTGTATAATGGTCAAGGTGCCGTTCTAAGCCTTGACTACAAGAGTTGTGAGATGATGTCCGATGAATTACATGGCATCATCGCACTAAAGTATCCAGGTCGAGAGATTTGGATTGAAATCTCCGAAGACGGAGAAAATGGTTCATTCATCAAATACTAACAAGAGGCTGAAATGTCTAGAAACTACAAGGACTACTCCTACTTCACCAACCGTCCTGACGTTGT